TTCCGCTGTGAGGGGTTGCTTCCCGCAAGACGTTACGCCCCTTGTGGAGCTGAGTATTAAGACTGCGCAGAAGGCCGAGAGGTCATGCTGCAAGGTCTGTAGTCCGAGATTCGAACGAAAACTCAGCGAGTGGAAAGAAGCACTCAGGAAACCTGTCGATATTGACAATGAACATTTGGAGCGGTTTAAGCGTGCAATGCGCTGCAATGTTCCAGACAGGTGGAATGATATTCCCGGCCCATATATCCCGAATGGGTCTGCGACTTTGATGTCAGGGGTAAAGAAAGGTGGTAATTGGAACGAGGAGGAGTTCTCGGACCGTTGCCGTGCGACCTTGGTTTTCTCGTCGGGGAAACCACGTGTAGTAACCTGCTACTCATCGTACAATACTGAGGTTTTGACACCTTTACATGAGTCCTTGTATTCAAAGTTAGGTAAGTTAGGGTGGCTGCTCGTTGGTGACCCGACGGCCAAAAGAGTAGCTGGTCTTAACGGAGATGGTTCGTTTTTAAGTTTTGACTATGTGGGAGCTACAGACTCAATCAAGTCTGCCTACACCAGAGCGGCCATTGAAGTTTTGATCGACAAAGGGGAGGGTCTCTCTGAAGAAGAGGTAAGGTGTTTACGAGTCCTCGGTGAGTTGAAGTTGTGGGATCTCGATTATGCTCTTAATGAGTGTGGTTTGGGTTTCATGACGGATACGCCGTTCGATCCCGGGGATTATGAGGGTTTTTCCAGAGGACAGCCAATGGGAAGCGCGATGAGCTTTCCAGTCCTTTGCCTTGTGAACAAGACTGTAGTGGACCTTGCCTTGACTGACCTCCTTGAGTCTAGGAAAATTAGTTTTAACGAGTGGACTAGTCACCGCTGTCTCATCAACGGCGATGATCTCCTTTTGAGAGAGCCGCGTCCGAAGACTGACCTCAGAAGCGCTATAGTGAAGCATGGTGCTGCCGTCGGGTTAGTTGTCAACCAAGAAAAGAGTATGGTCTCGGAGGTACTCGCCGAGATTAACTCGACTCTCTTCTCGGATTGCGGTGCTTCACAGGAGAAAAAGACAAATGCGAACGCTTTGTACATGAAACCGGACGTTAGTGACGTGCTCGGGGTTGCCCGGGAGGCGACCGTCACTTTGAAGGGGTTTGTACAGGCTGTGAGGGCGAATGCACGTCTTCTGGCTCGCCAGGACGACAAGTTTCTTTGGAAACTCCCGTACCAGTTCCAACGGATCTGCTGGAAGGATCGCAAGATCCGGAAGGCACTCCTAATGCAGCCTACGCAGAAGCGTCCAACAATCGCCAACCTTCTTCCTGTCGAACCGGTGCCCGCCGGTTACGACCTTGACCGAGAGGAGGAGGTTGCTATTATCAGAGGGTGGGTACGGCGTACTAGGAGCGATGCGCTAAGATTCCAGTGTGCTAAGGTGAATTCGAAAGTGAAATACGAAACCGACGTCGTTCCGGCGCCGGGCAGAACTCGCCGCTCTCTGATTAAGAAGAAGAAGGCCGGGGGAGATACGATCCTCTCCATCCTGGCTGTTGCGTTTAAGACAAAGGAAAAGGATCGACTGGCAGAAGAAGAGGCTTTGGCCGCCTCTACCGAGCGGAAACTAGAGTGGGATGGCGATAGTGAAAATTGTCTCACGCTAACGTACGCCAATAAGATCGAATTTCTTATTGATGCTGTCAGAGGGTTCTCGGAACGAACCCAAAATCTTGCCCTGAGCGACACCCAAAACCCTGTACGACCCGGATGTAGGTTTTCTGATTGGTCCCTTTCGGACCATTTTGAAACTGAGATAAGGAGAGTGCTTTGTA